AGGCAACAGACTGCTGTGCGTTTTTCAGATGTAGGGAGAGTGATTTCAGAGCATAAGTTAGACCCTCGAACTGTGAGTCCAAGTGCTTTTTGAGAATCTGGTAGCCCTCGGTTGGATTCGTCGATGAAGTGTAAGTAAGGTGAGCCAGTTCTGAACCGAGCTTCAAGTATTCTTTCCCACAATTCTCTAGCTGGGATTGAATCTCTGACATCTGCGTCATTAGGGTCTCGTAATTGCCATTCTGTTCCATTTTCTACCGCCTCCATAAATTCGTCGGTTATGTTTACAGCGTTAAACAGGTTGAAACATTTCCTGTTTGTGTCGCCTGTAGGTACTTTAAAGTTAATAAACTCGATGATGTCCGGATGGGACACGTCGAGGTAAGCGGCGTATGACCCCTTACGGGTACGCCCCTGCTTCCATGCGGTCATACCTGAATCGACAACCTTCATAAAGGGAATAGGACCGGGGGCCTTGTCACTTATACCTCGTACATCAGACCAGTGACCACCGACTCCACCTCCTTTGACAGATAGCCAAGCAGTTTCAGAGTTGTGAGAAATAAGGGAATCCAGATTATCACCAACATAAGTGAGAAAACAAGATATGGGTAAACCTTTGACTGGTTCGTCATCTCTGGGTGCGTTCGATAAAACTGGAGAAGCAAACATAAACCAACGGTTGCTAGCATAGTCATAAATACGTTGAGCCAGAGCATCATCACCTCCACTATATGCCAACGCGGCACGGGCAAAAGATTCTTGCGGACTAGATTCATCCGGCAACATGTAATAATCCGTTAACAACTTCAGGGCTTGCGCTGTGAAGTTCTCATCCCGTGAGTAGTCAATAGCAATTTTGTTGCAGTACATCGCTTCCATATTATTGCAGTTCCTTTATTAATCTCTCCACATACCACTTGCACTTACTCGCGTTAATTGCAGGGGTATCTTTTTTGTGCAACCGCAATAAATATTTTATCGCTGTGCAACGTAAATGTCCAGTAAACTCTTCATCTGAGCAAAAAGCTCGCATCACTTCGATAGCTTCGAGTGTCTCTGTCTTGTAATGCTCAGGGTTGACAGGGTCGCTCATTGTAAGATTCCGAAGTTTGCTTTGATGACATTACCTTCCATTCCTTTAATTCTTTTCTTGTGTTCCTCCTTCAAGTCTTCTTCTGGGACGACTTCACCCAACGCTTCCAGCGTAACCCTTTCCAGTCCCATTTCATATACATCGTCGAAGTGCTCGTGTACTGCACCCAAGAGCCCTTGAAGAATGACATAAGTTGGGTCCACAAAACCGCCATCTTCATCCTCACCTCTAAACTCTTTAGTTGCATACGCACGGATAGCAAAGCCATCCTCGTCCTCATCCTCATCTTCTACAGGCTCCAGTACAATGTAGTAACGGCCTTTTAGCATTCCTGCTTGTTCTAGGGCCATCATCTTTTCTTCGTCTAATATTAAGTCAGTCATCTTTTTTCTCCTCCAACCATTGGGCTGGTATCATACTATCGGCCCACAGAATCCCGTGCTTATCGCACCACTTTCCGTAAGTTGTTTTACTCGAGCGGTTAAGCTTGTTAGATGCTCGCAAGAAAAGCATACGGATGTCAAGAAAAGGATTGTCTCTGATTACAAGCAACATTTTCTGTCGGTCTGCGGGTGAGAAGAATCCTTTTGCTTCGATGTATATATCCGACTGGGGCAAGTAGAAATCTGGCGTATACGTCTTAGGTTTAGGGTAGTAAATAAACTTATGCTTTTCATACTCGTACTTAACTCCCCTTTCTGCCAAGTTCTTTGCCACTTGAAGTTCATAGTCTGAACGAAAATTATGTCTCTTAGGTCTCATAGACTCACGATGCCCTGTATCGATTTAGAAATTCTATCGTGCAATTTGGGAGTTGTACTCTCGATTTGCAGGAGTGCATGAGTGTATTCGTCGCCGGGGAAAACCACCACACGTCCCTGCCGCACTACGTTTGATATTTGTATCAGCTCGTCCGTAGATTTTTTACCGTCACGCTCCCATGTTTCGTGCCCTAAAGGTTGACCGAAGTGTTGCCACATTGTCAGCGGCAGGCAACGATCAAAATGACGTGCCCACCTTACCCACGGATCGCCACCCCGTTTATCGGCGGCTTCGATGTAGACTGCGTACGCTCCTTCATTTAGATAGAGAAGCTGACGATCCACTTTCTTCGTCATCAGAACAGGCATCTTTGTTCTCCACTGTAATACGACGCAAAGTCGCAAGACCATCCGCCTTAACACCGAGACCGTAGTCATTACAGTCCAACTGGCAGAATTCTCTGCCTCTCTTATAGAGCATATCCCCTACTTGATAGATGGTGTTGTACTGCACCTCTTCTAACATAGGACGTAACTCCTGTATGACCATCTCGTTGTGTCGTTTCACATCTTTGTTGATCTTGTCCTTGAGCCTAATGATCTTTCCCTGTAGCTCAACAACCTTTTTAATGTCTGTAGTCTTCATAGTTCCTTCACCTTCAATGTGTGGTACCACGCAAGGGGTTTGTTTTTCGCACGTGAGGACACTTTCTCGTGCTGTACAGCCTTAGGCCAGCACTCCTTACGGTATCCACAGAATGTACACTGCTTGTTAAGCAACTTATTTCCTGTATATACGCGCTCTCCTTGCAACGTGTAATACTCATCTTCGGGTTCCATCGGAGGCTTCTTATACTTGAAGTTTGACATGAGAGCTTCCACAACATTGTGTGCTTTTGTCAAGTATTCCTCCCGATCTTCTGCTTGGTCTGACGGAGCTTGAACAAACTCAATTTCACCAGATGATTTGTCGACGACAATCCACCCGCCAAAGTCAAGCCCTTTAGCTTCCGCATATAGATGTCCTTGCATGACATACCCGAAGGGGTCGTCATCTTTGATGCCTGCGTACCCCTTTCCAAACTTTTGCTTGAAAGAATAAGGACTGGCCGACTTGACGTCCCACACTTTTGCACCCTCGACTTCATCTTCCATAACCAAGTCTAGTGTACCGTGTACATTTTCATCCGCTATCGACAGCGCACACTTTGTCTGTGCCTCCACGATCTTGACGCCTGCTCCTTTGAGTATTGCCATTACAGCACACTCCACAAGGTCACCAATCAAGAAACGTAAAATAGCGTTATAGCTCATCTCTTCTTCGATCCCATCCCGTCCGCATACTTGCTGACAGAGGGGGCGGCCGAGACCACTCATGCGTATACGCCACTCTGGGTCACGATTAAATTGTTTTTCGAGTGCCTCGCGGCAATCCTGTGCGAACTTCTCTAAAACAGAAGAGGGAAGCGATGCTTCCCCCCTCGTTGCTTGCTGTAAGAAGTTCTTAACTCGAGCTTCTGCTAGCATATCAATTGAAATCCGCCGCCAAGTCAACTTCCTGTTCACTGGCCCTAGATTTCAAAGCCTCCTTATGTTGCTCCAAGATACGGTGGTTCGATGCGGCAACGGTCTGTACAAACATCCCTGTTGTCTCGAAGTCGTCCTCTGACATCTTGACAGTCTTAGACGGCGTGAATACAGGAGTAAAGTATGTCACGCTACCCATTTTGTGACGTTTGGTCGTGAGCTCAAAAATCTGCTCACTCATCAAGGTACCCTTAGGTAGCTTGTCAATCGCTTCCTTTGCAGGACGAAACCCAGAACGCTTGAAGTACGCGACACATGGAAGATTGTCAATCTTAACATCACGTCCATCGCTAGTCTTACCTGTCATGGTAATTACAGCGTAAAACACTTGATTGCACGTCGCTAGCTTAGAAGCGAGAGTCTTGGGATGGTCATCCCCAAGTTCTTGCTCTTCGCTCTTACTGATGCGGCCACATTTGTTACCACCTGATGTATCGGGGAACTGGTGTTCGATCTTAGGCTCTTGCGTCGAACGACAAGAGAACTTGCCTTCTTCTGCATCATACACAGACCACTCGTAATACCGAGCCATCGGGCGAAATATAACAGAGTCTGCGTAAACAAACTCACCATCGTGGTACACCTTCCACGTACCTTTCTTGAGGGTGTTGCCCTCATCGTCATCCGTGTCATAGTTGATGTTTAAGCGAGTCAAACCAGTCTTTGGTTTTTCCTCAGTTTCTCCTTGACCAATCAAAGCCATCAATGCTTC